CGATTATTTGCCCAATGCTGATGCAAGTTATCCGTTTGTTTATGTTGGTGAAAATAACGGCTCAGACACGCCCAACAACGACTTGATTGGCACAGCAAGGCAAACAGTCCATATTTATGGAATACGAGCAGATAGAGCCAAAATAGACAACATTTCAGCCTATCTTGAGAATGTATTGAAGCATTTGAAAGAGGGGTATGAGTATAATTTCAATCATCGAACAACAGAAAAACAAGTCATCGCAGATAATACAGATGTCCAGCCGTTGCTTCATATCGTGCTGGACTTTACTTATAATTACACCAAAAAGGAGAAATAATAAATGGCAGATTTAATTTTGGGGAAAGACGTTATTGCCTTTTTCCGTCGCTATGCTGACCGCACAAAACAAGATGCGGGTAAAGTACGTTTCCAATCTGAACTTTCAATCAAACAAGAAAAAAACGTAGAAAGCACAAAAACAAAAGACGGCGTTGTTAACTCAATCTCAGACGGAGAAACAAGCGGTGAATTTAAGTCACTCGCTTACCGTGAAGACGGCGACACCGTGAATATGTGGAAAGAAATGCGCAAATGGTTCAAAGCAAACGATAAAATCGAATGCTGGATCGTTGACCTCGGAAGCAAGAAACAAGTTGAAGGCGTTGATAAGTATGACGTTGAATACTATCAAGGCTACTTTAAGAACTTTGAATTGTCAGCACCGTCAGACGACAAGGTTGAGTTGTCTTATGAAGTCGCTATTGACGGAAACGGTATCTTACATACTGACAAGTTGACTGAAACACAAAAACAAGCAGTCGCAAGCGCACAATACAACTACCACACACTCGAAAAAGAAACAGACGGAACTGGCGTTCCGGTTTAATAGTGGTATTTACAAGGGCAATTTATTTGCCCTTTATTTTTTTACTTAAAGGAGAAATAAAAACATGATTTTAAAAATTGGAGAACGTGATTACACTTTACGCTTTGGCCTTGGATTCTTGCGAGAAATGAACAAACTTCATTCTGCTGAACTTGAGGGAATTAAAACTGGATATGGTGCAATGACTTTGCTCAACGCTGGACAAGCGCTTAATGATCCAATGGCTTTTGTGGATATTATCAAAGCCGGAACAGTAACCGAAGCACAAAAACCAAGCAATGAAGCAATCGAAAAATTCTTGGAAGATTTGATTTTGAATGACGAATACGACAAGACAATTAACGAAATTGTGGCAGAGTTAAAAGCATCTCCCCTACTCAAAAAAGCCATGAACCTAGTAGAGTAAGGGAGAATCAAGGTTCAAACTTTGGCTATGATGAAGCAATAGCGCTACTCATAGCAAGACACAATATGACCTTTTTAGAAGCTTCACGGACTACGCTAGAAGAATTTGAAATCTATAATATGGCTTATCTTATTCAACAAGAAGATATGCGCTACCATTCAGCTATTCAAGCGTGGTTCAATCAAACTGTCCAAGCTACCAAAGGCAAAGGCAAAAGCGCAAGGTCAGCTTATAAGACGTTTGACGATTTTTACAATCATAAAGACGAGTTTGACAAGATTTTCAACAAAGAAGAAGTCAAACAAGTCAACAATAAACGATTGAGCCTTGCTGATAGAAACAGAAGGCTTAATCAATTATTAAAAGAAAGGGGGTAACTCATGGGAGCAAATTTTGACGTTACCGCCGTTTTAAAAGCCAATGTTTCAGATTTTTCTAGTGGCTTGAAAGATGCGCAAACGTCTATTCAAAATTTGAAATCACAGACATCGGCAAGCCTTGACAAGATAAGCGACGGGCTTTCATCTTTTGGCGCATCAGCAATGAAGCTAGGAGCTGGATTGACTGCCGGATTGACTGCTCCAGCAGTTGCGGGAGTCACAAAGATTATAAAATCTTATGCTGATCTAGAGCAATCTTTAGGCGGGGTTGAAACGCTTTTCAAAGATAACGGAACAAGTGCTATTGGACTTGCTAAAAAGTACAATATCACGGCACAAGAAGCGCAAAAGTTGTACGACACTATGGAAGCAAAAGGCGCTAGCGTTATTTCAAACGCAAATAAAGCTTTTAAAACCGCTGGTGTAAGTGCGAATGATTACATGCAACAAGTTACGTCATTTTCTGCTACATTGCTTCAAGGTTTGGGCGGTGATACAGAAAAGGCTGCGCAATATGCAGATAAGGCACTCGTTCAAATGGCAGATAACGCCAATAAAATGGGTACTAATATGTCCGATATCCAAAACGCTTATCAAGGTTTTGCGAAGGACAACTATACGATAAACAAACTAATGTCCGTTGCGTAAGTAATTACGCAAATGAGTGTGCGTGAACCTTTATCAAGGGTGTGAGATTGAAAAATCTTGCTAACGGGGGAAACCTAAGTCAAAAAGATATGGCAATCCCGTGCCAAGCCTAGAAATAGGAAGGTGTAACGACTATCGGTTCGTCACCGAGTACGGCAACTATTGATACGTTGTTGGAAGTGCGCACCAACTAACAAAAATCAAGCATAACAAGTTGTATTTATAACCATAACATGATATAATAGACATATATACATGAGAGGTACAAACAAATGCAATGGAAAGTTATAGACGAAAGACCAAGATACCTTGTAAGTGAAAACGGAGAGGTAAAAAACTCTAAAACGGGTAGAATTTTAAAAGCTAGAGTTGGAACGGCTGGTTATGAACAAATAATGTTAGGTAGAAAAACATCACCTTTATACGTTCACAGACTAGTCGCTAAGGCTTTTATACCGAACCCTGACAATTTACCACAAGTTGACCATATCAACGGCGTTAAAACCGATAATCGAGTGGAAAATTTAAGGTGGGTGTCTGTTTCAGAAAATTGTTGGTCTTTTGGTTATCACGAAAGAAAAGAAAACCGTAAGAAGAAAGTAAAGGCTTCAAATGGTAAAGAAACTATCATTTTCCCGTCAAGAAATGAAGCATCAGAGTATTTTGATTCAGATAAATCAAATTTAAAATATAATCATCTGTTCAAAAAAGGGAGAATGAAAGGTTGGATTTTTGAATTAGTTGAAGATATAGTCTAATCCCTAAGGTTTGCAGTAGCAAGCCTTTTTAAATACCGTGAAAACGGGGGTATAAATGGTTAGATAACCTTAAACTTGGTTATGGCGGTACTGCTGGCGAAATGGCACGACTTGTCAATGAGTCAGGCGTTTTAAACGGAGAATTTGAAGCAACAGCGCAAAACGTGAAAGATATTCCATTCCATACCTTGATTGAAGCTATCGGCATTACTCAAGATAGGCTTGGAATCACAGGAACAACAGCAAAAGAAGCAAGCGAAACTGTTTCAGGTTCATTCCAAGCAATGAAAGCAGCCGCAGAAAACTTTGTAGCTGGACTTGGGCACGATGAAGCAGATATTGCCGGACTAATGGAAAATTTGAAAGACACGATTTTAACGTTCAAAGACAACGTGGTAAGAGTTCTTTTGACAATATGGGATAACCTACCACTTGAGCCGTGGCAGAAATGGTTGGGACTTATCGCAGTATCGGCTGGCCCTGCTTTAATTGCAATAGGTGGCGTGATTTCAGTTATAGGTAAGTTAGTAGGTACTATCAGCTTCATAGCTGGCGCAGTATCTAAGGTTTCAGCATGGTTTACATTGCTAAACTCAGGCGGTAGCGCATTAAGTGTAACGTTTGCTAAAATCGTAGGTGTTGTATCTTCACTAGGCGCACCATTCCTTGTTGTTATCGCAGTTATAGCAAGTTTGATAGCTATTTTAGTCGGTGTATATAATACAAGCGAAGAATTTAGAAACAAAGTCAATTCAGCATTTGAAGCAGTTAAAACTGCAATTACAAGCGCTATTCAAGAGGCGGTGAGTTTTGTTCAGGATATTTGGGGTACACTTGTTTCTTGGTGGTCTGAAAATCATGAACTTATCGAGAGCGTAGCTACTAAAGTTTGGAACGCTATTAAAACAGTAGTTGAAACAGTAACCAATTTCTTAGCACCAATAATCGAAAGCGCTTGGAACGCTATCGGGACATATATTTCAGTTGTTTGGGGGTTGATTAAATCCACAATAGGCGCTGGACTTGATTTTATCTTAGGCATCATTAAGGCAGTCTTGCAGATTATCAACGGTGACTGGTCGGGTGCTTGGGAGACAATCAAAGAAACAGCAATCAGGCTTTGGGAAAATATCAAAAATATCATCCAACAATATTTAGACGGAATTGTTCAAATCTTTAGCAGTATCTTTGAGTTCTTAAAAACCGTTTGGGAAACAGGTTGGAACGCTCTGATTACATTCTTAGCACCAATTTGGGAAGGTATTAAACTAGCAGTTCAAACAGGTATTGATGCAGTAACTACTTTCTTCCAAAACGCACTGACAAACATTCAGACAGCTTGGGAAACGGGTTGGAACGCTGTTTTAAGTTTTATAAGTCCTATTTGGGAAACAATCTCAACCACGATTATAACAGTTATGACGGCAATTTGGACGTATATCCAGTCAGCTATGAACGTTATCAGCACAGTATTCTCATCAGTTTGGGAGATTATCAAAGCTACGTTTGCAGCAGTCTTACTTACTATTTACGGTCTTGTCACTGGTAACTTTGACCTTGTAAAAGAAACTATCTCTAACGCTTGGACAATTATTCAAGCACGGACTAGCGAAGCGTGGAATGCTATTACTACATTCTTGTCTGGAATCTGGGAAAGCATTAAATCCGCAGTCATGAGTGCTTGGGAATACGTTAAAACTACTATTCAAAACGCTATTGAATTAACAAAACAGACAATTACGAACGTTTGGAATAATATTGTCTCATATTTGAAAGGTGTTTTGGATAATATCAAATCAAGCATCATGAGTGCTTGGGAAAACGTGAAATCTACTGTTACAAACGCAGTTGAAAATATTAAAAGCGCAGTAGTCAACGGTTGGAATAACCTAGTAAGCACAATCACGGGTGCTGGCCCTCAAATTGTATCATCTGTTTCAAGCAGTTTTAGTAATGCAATTTCAAGTGCTAGCAGTTTTGCAAGTAGTGCTGTAAGCGTTGGTCGCAATCTGATTATGGGATTTGTGAACGGTGTTAGGAATGCCGCTGGCGCTCTTATTGATGCCGTTGGTGGCGCTGTTAGAGGCGCTATAAATTGGGCTAAACGTTTACTTGGCGTTCGTTCGCCATCAAGGGTATTTCGTCAGATTGGTGAATACACGGGCGAAGGTTTCACTATCGGTGTTGACGGTCAAGCTGGAGCAGTTATGAAATCAGTCGGTAACATGGCACAAGGGGCGATTGATGCCTTTACTGGTAAAGACCTAGCCGGAACATTGCAAGGCGAATTGAACGCAGTTGACGGCCAATTAGGACGTTTGACTGGCTATGATACTTCAGTTGATTTCAACGGTGGAACAATCACAGTCGGGCAACAATCTGCTGATATTGTACTGAAAATGGGCAATACAACGTATAGAGCCTTTACAGAAGACATCACAAGCGCTCAAGAAATGGAATTGACTTTAGCAACTAATTATTAGAAAGGCAGAAAACCATGTATGGATATTCAAAACTAGAAAAACATGACGACATCGTGGCTTTCGAGCCTAGCGATAACATGAGCATAAACGGAACACCCGTAAACGAGATTGTGGACGGGTATAGACAACTATCTGTATCGGGTAGAGGTTTAGTCGGGCAAGAGGTCAAAACGACCTCTATCGCCGGACGTCGTGGCGTATGGATCGAAGATATTTCAGAACCGTCAAGAGTGCTTGAAATAAAATACCAACTAGAAGCTGAAACAAGCGAAGCACTTCGAGAAAAATTCGATAAGCTAAACTTGTTTTTACGGACGACAAACAACGATTCAAAAACGCTAGAAGTAACATTCAAGGATGAACCGAATTTTACTTATTTTGCAATCTTTAGCGGTGCTGATTCGTTTGAAGAAAACACAAAAAGCATTGTCAGCCGTTTCTCTTTGCTTGTTCCGGATGGCTATAAGAAATCACAGTTGAAAGAATCAGTCGGACAAATTGAGTTGTCAGGTGCTTTTGAAGTAACACCTGAAAAAATCGTAGTCACTACGACAAAAACAACAAACACAGTCAGAATCACGAACGGACGACAAACAATTTCATTTACTGGTGCATACGATGCCAATCAGGATATTACAATCTTGTTTGGTACGGATGAAGTAAAAGCCTTATATAAAAACCGTAGTATTTTAAGTGAACTTGATTTATTTAGTGACTTTGAGAATTTTAAGGTCAGAAACCGTGATACCGTTTCAGCGACGAATGCAACGGTTAAAGAAGTGAAATGGAGGGATGAACGACGATGATTTATTTGTTTGATAAAAACGAAAATCTAATAAAACTCGTTAAAAAAGATGCGATTAAGTCCGCCCTCCAAAAATTCACTTTAACGACTGAAAAATACGTGTCAGACCGTCTAACCGTTGAAATGAAAGACTTGACAGCGCAAGAATTAGAACAAGTGGAATACATGGCTATTCAGTCAATCGAAGATGCGCACAAATTCCACTTTTTCTATATTGCACAGAAGATTTCAAATCAAACTTTGACCCTTGTCGGTGTCCAGTCTGGCATTGAAGAATTGAGAAAGTCGGTAGTCTTAGATAAACGACCTAAAAATTCATTTGCTAGACCTGTTATTGATGAATTGCTTGCTGGTACAAACTGGCAAGCTAGATTTGTTAGTGAAACAAGTCAACGATCAACAAATTTCTATTACATTTCAACCTTTGAAGCCTTGAAAAAAGTCTGTCAAGTTTGGAATTTAGAAATGCAGTTTTTTGTTGAGATGAACGGCAATAAAATTGGCGCACGCTATATTGATTTCAAGCAAAGAATAGGCGAAGCTACTGGAAAGCGTGTAGTTTACGGACATAATGCCTTGAAGATTTTACAAGAGGTAGAGCGTACAAACCTATTTACTGCTCTAATCGGACGTGGTAAAGGTGAAGAACTCAGCGCACCAAGTGAGGAAAATACTACTGGTAGTTACGGGCGCAGAATTACATTCGAGGATATTGTTTGGGAAAAAGCAAAAGGCGCACCAGTTGACAAACCAAGAGGTCAAAAGTACGTCGAACTGCCCGAAATGACGAAGAAGTACGGTATCAAGAATGCAGATGGTACAATGCGAGCAAAAGTTGGCTTTGCAGTCTTTGAAGAAGAAGAAGATGCTAATGTTTTAATTCGT